AAGATTCATCTGAAAGTCTGCTTCCCAATCATTACTAAAATTATCTGATAGTTCTTTTATTACCTCTTCCAAACCTTTAGATTTTAATATGATGACTGTTGGTTTATTTAATAATCTAATCTCTTCAAATGTTTTTTTCTTATCTGCTAGGTGCTGAAAGTTGCCAGCAAAATAAAATGAATGAACATTTCTTTTTCCATTAACAACAGCGCTTATAACTGAGTTAGGTCCAGATAAAACTTGATAAGGAATGCTCATCTCCGAAAGTATTGATTTGAATTGTGACATAGGCTCAAGAAAAACCGAAGAACCTTCATCTGAAACAACAAATATTTTTTTTCTATTTTTTACATGCTCAAGCAAAACATTTTTCATATCATCAACATGAGCAGGATCAGACTCAAGGTTGTATTGAAGTATGACACCCCTTGGATTTATATTTGGTCTCTCTTCAATATTGAGATAGTTGATGGCATTGATTAATCTAGAGAACTGTCTATGATTTTCTACTAAAATAACATCTGCAGTTTTAATATGTTCTATTGCAGATAGACTAATGTCTGCTGGGTCTCCAATTGGCAGAGATCCAAACACTATGTTTTTTCTAAATATATTATTTTGTAGCGTGTCTTGAATTTGATAGCGCAAGAGAAAGCCCCTCTAGATAGATACCTTATAAGTATACCACCCAGAGGGGGTCTTTCAATTAATGACTAATTAGCCTTTTTGTCTACAGACTTAAAGGCGTCATTTATTTCTGCAAGTGATAGTTTTCCATCGTCTAAAAAAGCCCTTGCAAGCCTCTCAATAACGCTGGCTACACCAAGTAGTCCTGCTAAGAATACTGCCTGAACTGTATCTATCCCTACTACGGCTCCTGCTCCTAGGACTGACAGTCCTGATGCTGCGAATACCGCAAGAATTCTCATGAGTATATTCGTCAACGCCTTCTGTGAGTTTTCTTTCTTGGGTGCTTCTACTGCTATTTTTTTAGTTGCCATTATTCATCATCCCATTCCTTATTTCTAACTGGATAGGTAATTGCCCATGCAATCAATGTACCAACAATTGCATAGCCTACTACCGTTTTTGCAGAACCATCAAGGACTACCCAGGCAATAAACATACCTAGAAGTGTCCAAAGTTGATCTATCATATCTTTGATTATTTTCTTTATCATGGTCTTCTTCTCCTTATTCCCTTGGAATCGCCAGAGGCTCCTCCGCCACCTGATCCTCCAGAACTACTGCCTGTGGACCCTCCAGTGGAACCTGTCGCAGCACCTACAGCATTTAACGCTGCTCCTGCTGCTACAACTGTTGCTACAACCATTTCGGTTGCTTCTTCTCTTTCGCTTTCTGTCATATCTGCGCCTATGCTACCCAATGCTTCTAATGCTGCTCCAGGGTCATTAAATAATTCTGCTGCAAATGCTGCTGGGTCGGAAACTAGTTCTACTTGAACGGCAACCTCTGCTGTAATAACAACAGCCTCACCATTTTCGGATGTACGAACATCAACTGGTGTGCTTGCTGGTAAATCTGATAATTTAATTCCAGCCTCTGCAACCTGTTGTGCAGTAAGATTTTCACCTTCTGGCACTGATTGAATTAACGCATCAGCAACAATATCTTTTTCTGCTTCAGATAATTTACCATCTGAACTTGCTAGTGCAACAATTGCTGCAACATCTTCTTGTGAAACTTCACCGTCTGATGCAAGTGCTTCTAGTACTGCTTCTTGATCTGCTACAGAAACTTTTCCATCTTCTGCCAATGCTTCAATTAATTGATCAGTTTCTTCTGCATCAATTTCTCCATCTGCTGCCATTGACTCTGCAATTGCATCGACCTCTTCACTATCTAATTTACCGTCTGACAGTGCATCATCAACTGTATTGGTTACATCTTCTTCGGATCCCGTCACTGGTTCTATATCAACTGGTTCAACGTCTACTGGTTCTGTATCCACAGGTTCTGTTTCAACAGGCTCTGTGTCTATAGGCTCTGTCTCTACAGGAGTAGTGTCTATAGGCTCTGTCTCTACAGGAGTAGTGTCTATAGGCTCTGTCTCTATAGGAGTAGTGTCTATAGGTTCTGTTTCCACTGGTGTGGTATCCACGGGTTCTGTATCTACTGGCTCTGTATCTATAGGTTCTGTTTCAACAGGTGTTGTATCTACAGGAGTAGTGGTTACTGGTGTGGTGTCTACTGGTGGAACAACTACTGGTGGATCTACAACTGGAGGTTGAGTAACTGGAGGTTCTATAACTGGAGGTTGAGTAACTGGAGGTTCTATAACTGGTGGTTGAGTAACTAAAGAAGGTGGAGCAGGTGTTACAACGGGTTCTGGGGCTGGTGCAGGAACTGCATTAATTACTGCTTGTGCGGTAGCAATAACAGTTGGTGCTGCTAATACTGCTTCTACTGCTGTTGAAACAACTGCAATATCTGCTACTTTTGTAGTTAATGTTGTAGTTGCTGTTGTTAATGCAGTCACAGTGTTTGCAGAAACAGTAGCGATTACAGGAATTGCTACTGCGGCTGTTGTATTTGCTGTATTTGTTGCAACAATCGCCGTAACTGCTGAGTTTAATGTAGCAATTTGTGCATTTGCTGTATCAATTGCCGCTAGTACTGTTGCATTGTCTGGATCAGGAGTAGGTGTAAATGCAGCGCCTTGATTAATTGTTCCAGTAAACCCTGTAGTAGTGCTTGTATTAGCAATAGGTGTTACGGCACCCCCAGTTGTCTCTCTTACATTAAACCTAGCGCCATTTGGTATTGGTCCAGTCACGCTTACATCTGCTTGCCATGCGCCATCTGCTGGGTTAACATCGGCATTAAACCTAACTTGAGTCATCTGTGTCTCGGCAGTAGTAAGAGGATATACTCTAAGGTCCCACGCAATAGACAGAGTATTGGTTGTTGTTGAATAAGTAATACCAGATCCATTACTCCATGTAGTCCAGTCATAACCCGCTACAGAAATTGAAGGGGCATTGGGTGTAGAGGAGTAGTTTTGTCCTTCATTTACTCCAAAGGTTATTGTTGCATTAGAACTAACATAAACATTGTTATATGTGACTCCACCCATTTGTAAATTAAATGGAAGGTTCATGCGGATACCCGCATCATCTGTATTTGCTAAAACATTTGATGTTGTTCCAACTGTGGCTACCAAAGCATTTACTGCATCTTGAGCATTATTAATTGCAACATTTGCCTGAGTTAATTGTGTCTGCGCCTCTGTAGTTGCAGTGGTTACTGCTGCTACCGCCGTGGTTGCCGTTGCCACTGTGGCAGTTGCGGTATCTATTGTCGCCTGTGCTGCCTGTATTGCAGTAGAGGCTGTTGCAGCCTGTGCTACTTCTGTTGTAATTGCGGTGGCTACTTGAGTAACGGTAGTTGGAGATTCTGTCATTAAGGGGGTTGCTGTTGCTATAACTGTTGCAGTTGCAGACTCAACGACGGGGGTCGCTGCCGTGACAGCAGTTTGTGCTACAGCAACTTCTGGAGTCTGTGTTGTTGCGGTTACAGGTATTGCTGCAATTGCTGTGGTTACGGCAGTTACTGCGGTAGTAACGTCTTGCGTTACTGTTGCTGCTGTTGCTACAACTGTGGAAACATTTGATACTTCTGCTACGGCAGTGGTGGCTGCTGTGACTGCAGTAGTTGCTGCTGCTACGGCCGTGTTAGATGTTGTTACTGCCTGTACTGCAGTCGCAATAGTTGCTGTTGCTGTATCTGAGGCTTGTGCTGCTTGGGCTACCTCTGTGGTGGCTGTTGCTAAGGCTGTATTTACTGCCTGCTGGGCTGGACTTACGACTACTTGCTCTGATGGGGCTGGTGCGCCATCAGCATGTGCTTGATCAACTGGAGATATCAACATCCATAAAGTCAAGAGCAAACCTACTAATCCAGATTTGATGAGAAGTGATTTTATTTACCTTTCCCCCTTATGCAAACAATGTCTGCTAGGATGATTATACCATTTTATTAAACAAAAAAGAGGGCTAGCACTTGGCTAACCCCCTTAGTTGTTGGTTTAAATTACTTCTTTAGTGCAACCTTAGCCTTTGGGAACTTAGCGTTCCACTTCTTTGCCAATGCGTTGTACTGTGCAACATATGTAGCCTTAGCAAGATCTGATGCTGCCTTTGCAGTTACTGTTGCTGAATCAGATGCTGCCTTTGCGTCTGCAAGTGCCTTATCTGCTGCAACCTTATCTGCTGCACGTCCTGCCTTCTCTGCTGCAAGTGCTGCATTAGCAACTGCTAGTGCTGAGTTAGCAACTGCAAGTTCTGCGTTCTTTGCTGCAAGTTCCCCTGCAAGATCACGAACTGCTACTACTGCAACTACAGAACCTACTGGCGCTGCAAGGCCTGTAACGGCTGCTGCTACTGTTGCGTATGCTGTAACAGTAACTGAACCTGAAGCAGGAAGTGTAATTGTCTGCTCCTTAGTTCCAATTGTTGCTGTTACTGTATCTGTTGTAAGCGCTGTTGCTGTTGCAACACCATTTGAAGATACCAATGTGTTAACAGTTACACCACTCTTAGGATTACCAAATACGTCAAAAGCAGATACCTTAAGTACCTGTGATGTACCTGCTGCTCCTGATGTTGGTGCAGAAAGTGTAATAGAGTTTGCTGTTGCTGCAGAGTTTGAACCCTGAACATAGTAAACTGTTGTAGTTCCAGCACGGGTAATCGATACTGTTCCTACTGCTGTACTTTTAGTATATACGTAAAAGTCTGCTGCTGTTCCAGTTCCTGTTGCAACTGAAAGTGTTGAAGAACCGTTTGATGCGGTTACTGGTGCTGTTGATGTTGCTAGAGCAGGAACAATTGTTGCATTTGTTGCAACTGCTGTTACTACTGTTCCAGTGTCTACTGATGTTACAGCAATCTTCAATGCATCTGCTGCATCGATACTGTTGTCTGCTGGCACTGGTAGTGATACAGGAGTTGTTACTACTGTTCCACCTGTTGCTGCAGAACCCGCTACCGTTAGGGTAACAGTTCCAGCGTTTGCTTGCGCTGCTGGCGATACGAGCATTGTGCTAGTCAGGGCTGCAGCGATGATTAGCGATACTTTCTTGAATGAATTCATTTTATCTCTTTTCTTGTTATAGTGTTTTTAGTCCAGCCAAATAATCTTCAATGTCTTTTAATTGACTAGGTTTATATTGTATCACATTGCGAGAGTCCATGTCAAATTGCTCCTCTGGAGTCTTTGGCCTATCCTTGTAGGTATGGACTTCTATCTCAGTATTTATATCTTTTGGGGTATGTGATATTGCCCCAAATATTGCTCCACACACAGCATCAGCCAAGTCCTTTGACTTCTTGCGTGGGTGATCAACTCTGTCATTTTTCATAATCTTTAACTGGGTTAGTTCTTCAAACAAAAGTTCGATTGCTGGCATTACTAGCCTCTCTTCATAAACAAGCATTGCCATATCTTCATAATGTTTTTTAGCAACAGAAACAGTATCAGTTCTCATTCCAACCTGATTCAATTCATTCTGAATATCAAATGACTGCCAACGGTCAAAAGAAACTAATCCAACATCAAACCCAAGTCTTCTAAGGTTTTGAATCCACTGCTTCACCTCTGAAAGATTAACGGGGCCTTCAATCTTTGGCTCCCACCATGCTACTGCATCTACTACTACAATTGGTGCTACCTGTTCGTAGTTATTAATTACTTGGATATTTACCCATTTTTCTACATGGGCGATTGCTACCGCACACTTGTCATGCTTTTGTGCAAGGTCAGCGTGTACATAATATTTTTTAGTTGGATCTGGTTTAAATGACTCATCAAATCTTTTAAAAGCGTCTATTGGATTTCTTGTTGTCATACAAGATCTTACCTTCTCGTGCTGCTTAAAGAATGCATCTGATGCAAATGTTGGTACACAAGCAAAGCGCATCATTGCATCTCCAAGGTCTGTCATGAATGCAATCTTAAAATCATCAATCTTTCTTGTTGGGTTTACTTCCCATGTTGGTCTCTTGAGTGCAAAGACCCCAGGATATTTATATGAAACTATATGATCTTCATCCCAAGCGATATCAAATGTATTGTCTGCACTATCTTCTGGAAGCAATGGATTAATTACAAACTTATGTGTACGATCTATAACTTCTTTTTCAGAGATTACTGCATCATACTTTTCTGAAATAAAGTCTCCTGGATAGCGTGGGAATGAAAGCAAAACGACTTTGCCAAGGTCAGGGAAACGGGAGTCAACGGATCCACGGAAAGCCTTATATATATTATCTGCGGTCTTTCCTTGATCATTTCCTGTACCAACCTCAGATGCAAAACCTGAAATCTCATCAAGAACTGCAAGCAAAAGATTTAAACCCTCGTGTGACTCACGTTCTGAGTGTCCAGAGTAGACGGTAATAGATTTATTAAACTCAATTGAATCTGCTTTAGCATAGTATTTTCCAGCAAACCATGGTGACTTTTCAATTTTTGTTTTAAAACCTTTAAAGAAAACGTTCTTTGCCTGTTGTGCGTTAATAGCAACGTTGATTAAGTCAATAGCATCTCCAGAAGGCTTGCCAAAGTATTTTGCTGGGTCTTTTAAGCATAGTAACTTATATACAATGTATGAACATGCTACTGTTGATGTGAAGTCTTTTCCAGATCCCTTGCCAAGTTGCAGAATGATTTCGTTCTTTGTATACTTGTCGTAGTATTGGGATCCTTCTTCTTCCCCCATTAATTCTATCAAGTCTTCTTTTCTATATATCTGACTCATTGCCTCAACAATGTCATACTGGATATCAGACAAGCCAGGCTGGCCAAGGAAGGCATCACCCTCAACAAATGTTTTGGCGTCTACTGGAATCTCTTCAAAGTTATTATCTTTGAGGGCTTCTAAAAATTCATCATACATCTTGAACCACAGTTATAACTTCATCTTTTTTAGCAATAGATGAAAGTCTTTTCATAATCTCATCACGAACTTGTGGATACTCTGAAGCAATATCTTTTAGGATTGACATTAATACCATCTGTCTATTTTCAATCTCAATCATTTCATCAGCAAGTTCTTTGTTCTCAAGAAGTCCTGCTTTCTGAAGCATATCAATTCTTTTTGATTCAATATCCATGACTAGTTTAATTGCCTGAGTCTTTGCTCCAAGGTTATTTGTCATTGATGCCTCGTCAATTACTTCGTAAGACTTTGATATAAGTTTGCTGTAGTGTGTATCGGCAGCAGCAAGTGCTTCTTTAGCACGTGCTCTAATTGCATCGTTTGCAGATGCCATAACTTTCCACTCATTAATTAATGTCACAACACGTGTGCGTGGAATATCCAGTTGTTTAGAAATTACTGTTGGATCATTCCCCTTTAGGTACTCTTCAACAACAAGGTTAACTTGATCAAGATGTTTAACTAGATCTTCTTCAGTCGACATGATTTAACTCCCTTGCTATCTTTAATAGTATAAGGTAACCAATCAAATCATCAATATCGTTATCGCCAATGAATGCTCCGCCTCTGGTAATCCTAGAAAGTTTGTCATCAATTCGAACATGTAACTGTTCAATATTATCAGAGATAGAAAAAATCCGAACTGGATTTAGCGCTGAGTCTCCGTAAGATTTATTTTTTGTAATAAGCATATCCTTGATCTCATCACAAACCTGACCAATAGTAAACTGTGTTTCAGAACTCATCGTCTATCTCCTCTTCTAGATCCCAATCAAAAATTTCTGGTAGGTTCTTAAGTGTTAAAAGTGTATAGGCCAGTCCAGCAGACATGACTAATGATAAAATAACTAATGCCTTACTTGTATTTTTCATCGTTTTGATTTCCTCAATCCAAATTTTGCAAGGTAGACGTAGATAGTTTCTATGCTCACTCCACACTCCTTTGCAATCTCTTCTGGTGTCTTCTT